TCAGCGAAGTGGCTGAGGTTGTTTTGCAGCACGAACTGAAGACCAACAAAGATGGTCGGGCTGCTTATGGTGAACTCAATACCACCATGCAGGAACTGATCCGTGCGTTCCGCGATTTGCCGAATAAGCACGTTTACATGAGCGCCAAGCTGGAGAAGTCGCAGGACGAGATGGGCAAGTTGCTCTACAACCCATCAATGCCCGGCAAATCTCTGACGCAGGGTCTGCCATATTTCTTTGACGAGGTGCTGGCCCTTCGGGTCGAGCGTGACTCTGACGGCAATGCCCAGCGTGCTATCATGTGCGACAGCGACGGCCTTTGGTTAGCCAAGGATCGCTCAGGTCGTTTGGCGACTTGGGAAGCGCCTGACCTTGGTGCAATCATCGCCAAGATTGGGGGTGGGGCGTGACCCTTTACCAGCAATGGATCGAAGCCAAAGAAGAAGAGCGCCGCGCTGTTGAGGAACGGCGGCGCATCGAAGATGCACTTGTCAAGCAATTTGAGATACCAGAGAACTTGGAAGGCACATCTAACATCGATGCAGATGGCTTTAAGATCAAAATCGAAGGCCGGATCAATCGCAGGGTCAATGCCGACCTGTTGCAAGAGATTGCGGCTGAGAACGATCTTGGCGCACATCTAATCAGCCTCTTCCGGTGGAAGCCGGAAATAAATGCAGCGGCGTGGAAGGCTGCTGATGAGGCAATAACCAAACCGCTACTGGATGCCATTACGGCAACGCCGGGGCGACCATCATTCACAATCAGTAAAAAAGGATAAGTAGCATGGCATTTTTAGGTGAAACATTTTCGGTAGATTCCCTTCCCGTATCGGATCGTACCTATGACTTGGTTCCAGAGGGTTGGTATACAGCCACTATCACCAAGGCTGACATCAACATGACCAAGAGCGGTACGGGTCAGAAGCTGGACATGCGTTACGACATCACTGGTCCAACGCATGAAGGCCGTGTCATCTTTGGCACAATCAACATCCGCAACCAGTCGGCACGCGCCGAAGAGATTGGCCGCCAGCAACTTGGTGAAATTCTACGCGCCATTGGCCTTGGCACGATCCAAGACAGCGACCAGCTAATCGGAAACGTCCTTGGCATCCGCGTCAAGATTAAACACGCTTCCGAAGCCGATAAGGCAAACGGATACAGCGATTCGCGCAACGAGATTGGTGGCTTCCGCTCCGTGTCAAGCGCACCAATGGCTGCTCCGACAAATGCCGTATTTTCTACTCAGCCAGCGACTCCTGCTCCAGCCGCTGCACCCGAAGGTATCAAGCCACCTTGGGCTAAGTAAAAATAAACCCCCGCTCTATTTCTAGGGCGGGGGAAGTTTTTAGGAAGGGAAAGTAATATGAGCGCAATGCCCGAACCAGTGCATAACATTGCAAATCTAATTGATCAATACCATGCGTCAAAACAGGGCAAGCCACGCGGCCATATGGGTGTTAGCCTTCTGGGCCACCATTGTGATCGCTGGTTGTGGCTCAATTTTCGCTGGGCTGTGGTCGAGGAATTTGATGGTCGCATATTGCGCCTGTTCCGGCGAGGCCACCGCGAAGAAGATATGATTATCCGAGACCTTCGCTCCATTGGTATAGACGTTCGCGGAGCGCAGAGGTCTGTCAGCTTCGGATCGCACGTTTCCGGCAGCTTAGACGCCGTCATTGAGAGGGGTGTGCCTGAGTCCCCAAAGAAGCGACATGTCGCAGAGTTTAAGACGCACTCGAAGAAATCATTTGATGATTTGGTTAAGAACGGCGTCGAAAAGTCCAAGCCCATGCACTATGTCCAGATGCAAGTTTACATGCACGGGACGCAGTTGCAGCGTGCGCTTTATTTCGCCATCTGCAAGGATGATGACCGCATCTACACCGAGCGTGTAAAATACGACAAGGATGTGGCCGAGAAGTATATCGCCCGTGGACAGCGCATTGCGATGTCAGATCGTATGCCTGAGCCAGTCAGCGCCGATCCTAGCTGGTATCAGTGCAAGTTCTGCCCGGCGCACGCCTTTTGCCACAAGACAAAATTAACCAAACGGGTCAACTGCCGCACCTGTGCGCACGCAACTGCCAAAGAAGACAACACATGGACTTGTGAGCGGCACGAAGCCGATGGCATCCCAGAGGAGTTTCAGCATGAGGGTTGTGATGACCATGTGCTGCACCTTGACCTTGTGCCTTGGGTTATGACGCCCAGCGATGACGGCCACAGCGTGAAATGGCGGATTGGCGACAGGGAAATCAAGAACGGAACTGGCGGATACAAGAGCCGCGAAATTCTCAGCCACCCAGAGGTGTGCGGCGATCCGGTTGTCGAATCTGTCAAGGCTTTGTTTCCTGATGCGGAGGTTGTGGGCTAATGCTTCGTGATTATCAGGCGCGTTCCATCGACCAACTGCTTCAATGGTTCAGCGATGGCAACGAGGGAAATCCATGCTTGGTGCTGCCGACTGGTTCCGGCAAGAGCCACATTGTTGCTGCGCTTTGCAAGGACGCACTGCAAAAGTGGCCTGAGACCCGCGTGCTTATGCTGACGCACGTTAAGGAACTGATTAGCCAGAACGCAGAGAAGATGCGCCAGCACTGGCCCAATGCACCAATGGGCATTTATTCTGCTGGCTTGGGGCTGAAGCAGCTTGGTGAGCCAATCACCTTCGCGGGGATTCAGTCGATCAGGACAAAGGCCGAAGAGGTTGGCTTCATCGACCTTTGCATCATCGATGAGTGCCATTTGGTCAGCCACAAAAATGAGGGTGGATACCGCACCTTCCTTGCTGGTCTGAAAAAGATCAATCCAAATTTGAGGGTGATTGGCTTGACGGCCACGCCATATCGCTTGGGTCACGGGTTAATCACAGACGCCCCGGCGCTATTTCACGATCTGCTCCAGCCTGTTGGGATCGAGGAGTTGATTAGCAAAGGCCACCTATCGATACTGCGCAGTAAGATAACCAAATATACGCTCGACACGGCTGGCGTGCATAAGCGCGGCGGTGAGTTCATCGAGAGCGAATTACAGGCGAAAGTCAACACATCCGATAATAATTACAGGGTCGTGGATGAGGTGATTGAACTGGCCGAGGATTGTAAGTCGTGGCTGTTCTTTTGCACTGGCGTGGCTCACGCGCAGGATGTTGCCAAAGTGCTGTCAGCCAGAGGGATAACCTCAGCTTGCATCACAGGGGAAACGCCAAAAACGGAGCGGCAGCGCATATTGGATGACTTTAAGGCTGGTAAGATCAGGGCGCTGACCAACGCCAACGTCCTTACCACTGGTTTTGACGCACCGAATATCGACTTGATTGTTATGCTTCGCCCAACGATGAGTCCGAGCCTTTATGTCCAAATGGCTGGGCGCGGGATGCGGATCAAAGACCACACCGACCATTGCCTTGTGCTTGACTTTGCTGGCGTGGTGCAAATGCACGGTCCTATTACCAACGTCCAACCACCCAGCCGCAAGGACGGCGAGGGAGATGGCGATGCTCCGACAAAGGCTTGTGAAAATTGCCATGAACTTGTCCACATCAGCGCCAAGGAATGTCCGGCTTGCGGTGAGCCATTTCCTGTACCGGAACCTGTACAGCTTAAACTTCGTAATGATGACATTATGGGCTTGGATGCAGAGGAGATGGACCTAACAGGCTGGAACTGGCGCAAGCACGTTAGCCGAGCGTCCGGCAAAGAAATGCTTGCCGTTTCTTATTATGGTGGGTTATCTGATCCGAGCGTAGTTGAATATTTGCCTGTCACCCATGACGGTTATGCTGGGCAGAGGGCGATTACAAATGTTGTGAACATTGCAAGAAAGGCTGGTATTCAGTTTGAACCGGGCGACTCTTTAGATGATTGGGCAGATTCGCTGAACCTTGGTGAGCCGCCAACCTACATTACGTTCCGCCGCGATGGCAAATATTATAGGGTTATAAAAAGGGAATGGGAACATGCCTAGACTGCCAAAGCCAGATTTTTTAATTCAATACGAAGAGTGGATGAAAGCTGGTCCGCCGAAGTGCTGCCACACTTGCGATCACTTTGCCGGGGACGGCAAGTGCTTTGCCTTTAACATGTATCCACCAGCCGATTTCGTTAATAGCCAAGGGCAGTGCGCCGCTTGGTCATGGGAGGTTCCGTTTTGACAGATGTATTTCCATCAGAGCATTACGAACAGGCTCAATTGGTTATGTGGTTCCGCCAGACCTACGGCCCAGTGAGAATATTTGCGATCCCGAACGGAGGCTATCGATCAAAGTCTGCTGCCGCAAAGTTGAAGGTCGAGGGCGTCAGTGCTGGCGTGCCAGATTTGTTCGTTCCTGCGTTCAGACTTTGGATCGAAATGAAGCGGGTAAAGGGCGGCAGACTATCACCGGATCAGAAGGACTGGATTCAGTATCTTGAAGCCAATGGCTACACTGCTCTGGTGTGTCATGGGGCAGAGGATGCCAAATTAAAAATTGAGCAATTCTTAGAGATTTTCGGAGGAGAAATGAAATGGACTACAACATAAAAATGCAAATCCGCCACCTGTGCGGCTACATCAGCGACAAATCGACAGTTCTCAACTATATCAACAGCGAGAATGGTCTCCGCCTTACGATAAGGGACATTGAGAGCGCCCTTGCTGATGATAAACGCCGTAAACCAGCCGATCTAAAGCCCATGATGCCATCGCCACTTATCACCACGCATAAGAGCCGAGGTTATGACCCACTGGCACGGGCGCTGTTCAAATATCACGCTGATCGGACAACTGGCGCAGAGCATGAGTTTTGGATGTCTCGGCTGCTCTCACGCAAGAAGCCTAAAACTTTTATAGTCGATATGTAATTTTCTGTTTGACACACGAACCCTCTAATTATAGTTTGAGGGTATTAGCAATAAGGAGTGATTAAATGTTTAAACCACAACAAGCCGCGCCAATGGGGCGCAAACATCGCGTATCATCCGACAGCGCATGGCCGCTGCGCGGCCTCGATGGCAAGACCTTTGCCGAACGCCGCGCAGAACGTGAAAAGGAACAAGGCAAATGACCGCAGATAATTGGCTTTTTCTGTTGGTCATATCGGTCTGGATATTGACCGCATATCTCATTGCAACCGCGCCTGACATTACAGAGGAAGAGCGCAAAGAGATGGAAGAGGATTGGTGGTCATGAGCCGTCCAATGATTTATCCTATGGGAACACTGGAAATTGGCGAAGTCGCCACCATGCCAGCCGTTAAGAAGGGTGACACTAAGCGGATCAACCGCAATGTGTCGCAATATGGCATCCGCCACGGCAAAGCCTTCAAATGCCGCACTGTCGAAGGCGTCACATTTATCACGAGGTTAGTATGACAGACGAAGAAATCACACAGGGCGCACGGGAAATCTGCGCCCTTCAAGCATGGAAAAGCAGCAGCGAGGATTCACAGAACTACCTCAATGGTAATTACGACCACACAGTCTGGATGCGCCTTGTTGAACAAGGCATCCGCAAAGGACTTGAGGACCAGATGTTGCAAGCCGTGGTGGACGCAGTCTTGCGGGACCAAAGCAAATGACCGATCCCGCATCCGAATGGCAGTCAGGCTATGACGCTGGCATCAAAGCCGCAATCAATGCGCTAGAAGCCGACGCCAAGCTATGCGACTGCGCTGCACTGAAAGAAAGCGAGTGCGGCTGTGGCGCATGGTGGGATTACAAAACGATTAAGTCAGCGATGACGGGGAAACTATTTAACCTTACCGACCTCAAGCGCCCAAGCCCGTAGCGCATCCAACTGCGCATAGGCGTCAGCGACTATTTCGAGATCGGCAACAGGAACGATGGCCGTTTCGGCTCCTGACACAACTTCTCCGGGCACTGGGGCGACTTGGCTTGCTCCGGTGCTTCCGGTAGAACCTTTAGCGGCTTGGCTCCGCATCCAGCGGTCAAGAGCAGCGCGGTTATCAGCAATGCGTTTTTCATAATTGGCCTCTGCTTTCTGTCCTGCAATTATATATTGGCGCTCGATCTGAGCGACCTTAGCCTTGTTCAACTCTTTGGCCGCAATCTGTGCGCCAGTATAAGCCGCTACGGTGGCGCTGTGGGCCTTTTCCGAACCGATGTAGCGTTTCTCCCAATGCCGAGCATTTTGCCACTGTACAGCCGCCAGAAGGGCAAATAGCCCTATTGCAGCATACGGTGCGAACTTCAGATACGGAACAAATTTAGTCAGCACGAGGTTGGTCCTCTATTTTAACACCATCCTTGCCCACGGATATGTGCCGCCTTACAAACAGTGCAGTAAAGGCAGTCAGGCCAAGCATAATCTGCGCATGAGCAGCCAGTGCTAGATAGAAGGTGTACGCTGTGTTTCCCGACACAAGCCACACGCCAACAGCCGCGAACATGGTCATAATGATACAACCGCCAAGCAGTGCGCCGAACGCAGCGGCCCTGCGCCCGTTTGGTGTCCACAGGAGGCTGATCATATTGGCATGCCTTGAGCAAACCAAGCTGGCATATCGAAGCATGGACAGGCCTTCAGCCATTCGTGCTTCTCGACAACGCCATCGCCGTCCTTATCTGGCGACAGGTCGCGGTGACCCATAACTGGTGGGTTCTTGTGCAACGCACGCATACGGGTGATGATTTCCTTCAGCGCCTTCTTCTGGGCTGAGGTCCGAGTGTCCTTGGGCTTGCCGTCTTTATCCAATCCGCCGACATAGACAATGGCGATGCTGTTCTTGTTCCAGCCCTTGACATGAGAGCCGATGGCAGTGTCTGGGCGACCCTTCTCGATCTGGCCGTCTAACCGAACGACATAATGGTAGCCAATGTCCGACCAGCCCTGCTTCAGATGCCAGCCGCGAATCGTGGCGGCGCTTACGTCCTGCCCTTCACGGGTGGCCGTGCAATGAACGACGATGCGTTTGATGGGAAAGTTGCTCATACTGCGTCCTCTAACATTTCCGTTGTTATCATAACGCGGCCCACAGCGCCATACTTCTTATGATAAGTGATGGCCCAAGCCGCTCGATCCGCAATCCAGCCACCACGCGCAGCATAGGCGTCACGGGCTGCCAGTGTTGGATGCTGAACGACGGTGACGCCGTTATACTCTTTTTCATCGCGGTGGTGGCGATGTCCGCAATGTATCTCGCGCCGGGTCGTGCGGCCCCACGCTTGCGGGAACTGCGCGGCGAACAGTAGAGGTAGGGACTCGTTCTTGACCTTGTGCCCGTGGTGAACGCCGAGCATGGTGGTCCCCCATTCAAAGACATAGAATGGCAGGACGCTATCATTGACAGTAACGCGAGGCTCTTCTTCGTAATGCACCGAGAAAGAGTCGGCTAACCAGCCGCTTGCTTCTTCGTCGTGATTACCTTCAGCTATGATCAGATGGACCTCTTGATGACGCAGCAAAGACATTGCCACCATCGAACGGATCACGCGAATTGCGGCCCTGCGTATCTTGGGGAAACGGCTGTCGGCATCCAGAACGTGCTTTGACGCTGGTGTTACAGGCGTTTTGCCATCCGTATGCAGAAAGTCACCTTGGATGTTGATAACTGCTGTGTGGGCAGTAGGGCTTTGATTGATCATTTGGCTCAGGGCCGAAATGATTGTGCGTTCTGCTATTGACACGCTCCAGTCGCTACCGCCTTCTTCGCGCCACGCCAGCATACCAAGGTGGTAGTCGGTGAACGTGTAAAGGTTGCACAGATGCTCCTCAGAGGCCGCTGGAGCAGCAATTGATACCGCTGGTGGTATCTCGTCCTTAA